GATTTTCTGTGTTATTTACATCTCTACCTAATAAGTCCCAATTTTGTGATGCATTTAATCCTATATAATTTGTGTATGTTATTACCCAGTTATTTCCATCATAACTCACTGATGAATCTGTAAATATTGTATTTAAGAATACATTACTTCCTGCTATTTCACATTCTACGTTCGATACATCTGGTTCTCCATACGGAGCTCCTGCATTTTCCCATGAGTATTCTAATCTTGCAGTTACACTTGGTAACGATCCACTTTGTGCGCTTGTATCTACTGTTGCTCCTGATATTATATTTACTGTTACATCTGTATCTGGTCCTGCAACTTGTACTGTTGTATTTGTTGCAACTGGACTAAATGTATTATCTAAGTCATCCACATGTATCACAAATCCTCTTTCTTCTTGTTTATTTGCATAGTAATTTTTGTATATATCCCAATATCCTAAATAGGGTATTGCATTAAAATATCTTCTAACTCCGCCTTCAAGTCCGTCTGTAGTTCTTCCCATTCCTCTCATATTTAAATATGAGTAGATACTACTTGCGTTAATTTGATCATTGTCATTTTCGCTTCCTGGGTTATATGTCCCATACATATTTATCTGTGGTAATAATATTTGACTCATATCCATACCAATATTCAACATATTCATATGTAATTTTCCATTATATAATCTTACAGGACATTGAAATACATCCAGCTGTACCTTATAACTTCCAAATAATGGACCAACTGTTGGTAGTGTTTTTACATCACACGCTAAATCTATATCAAAGCTATCCCCTGGTAGCGCTACCTCACTCATAAATGGCACTAATGTTCCTGATGCCATACTCGATCTCCATATATACCCCAGATCATGCGTACTTCTTTCATAATTTCTTAAGCTTACTTCTTGTTTGTTTCCTGAGCCGAGTCTATCGCCTCCAATTTCTGTTTTCATAATTTTTTTCTTTTTTTTGTTTACTTTCTTTTTTCCAATCTTCCATTAGTTTTTTCCAATTTTCGTACAATACTTTTTGTACGTAATCATCACTATATAGTTTCATTGACTTTTTTATTTATTTTACTTCTTACTTCTTCCAGGAGCATTACTACCTGGACAATTCTGTTCCATGTTATTTTACTTAGTTCTTCTTTTATTTCTGCTTCACTTGCCGATTTTTCTGTTAGTCTATAATCGCCCATAACCCCAAAGCTTTGTCCTTCTATGGTTATTACATGAAATGGACTATTTGCTATTTCCACTCTTTTAATTGTTTGATTTTCAGAAGTCCCAGAGTCTTTGCTGTGGGTTTTTTCTGCATTCGCTTGTGATTGTTTTAATTCTGTGTCTTTCATTTGTTTTGTATTTAGTTGAACTTCTTAATTTAATGTACTCTCCGTTTTCTAATCTTCTTTTTAGTATTATTTCACCTGTTTCTGTATCTACATACATACTTTCGGTGCTCCATATCGGTTTTTCATATTTCCTCCTTTCCTTTTTCCATTTTTGTAAATGTTCGTACTGTTGTTTATTGTAACTCATTATTTTCTATTTTTGGAATAAGATTTTAATAATTTTTCATATTGTTCTTTCCATAGCTTTTCGTAATATTCTCTACTTTTTTCCATAATTTTTATTTATTTTTATTATTATATTTATGTTAACGTTCTTATTTTTTTATATCTGTAACATTTTGTACCTCTATTTGAACTATAATTTATATACAGTTAAACCCATTTTGCGGATCCGCAGATCTAATATACACTTTTTTTTTTATCTCGCTATTTCTTTTGCCCCTACTCCATATAACTTTTCTAATCTTTCTATCTTTTTTAAGTATCTTCTATTATTCTCATACTTTTTTAATTCCCAATTTTTTTCATCATTTCCATAGCCTAATCTTTTATTTTTTTCTCTCATTACTTTAAGTAATTTAAAGTATTCTTCTTCTCCTTTACTTATATCCACTTTTACTCCACATACATACCGTTCCTCCTTATCTAATTTTTCTAACCAGAGAGCTTCTCTTTGCTCTTCGTTATATATTTTATTTCTATAATACACTGGCAATGCAAGTTCTATTCCCTCTCTTGTTTTATACGTTTCTATCGTTTTTTCTTTTTTATATTTATTTCTTTTACTATCTCTTCTTCCAATATATTCTTTTCCAATTCCCTTACTTGTAAATATCTTGCTATTATACGTTTTATGCACTTCATCTGTTTTATTTACATATTTCACGATATAATTTATCGTTTTCGCACTCACATAGTCCCCAATCCATACTTTTCCATATTTCCATATCTCCTGTATATCTTTCACTTCGTCTGTCCACACAATACCATGCATATGCACTCTTTCTGTGTTCTGGTGTCCCAATTCTGTCACTAACCAGTGTCTCAATGTTTTTCCATATTTTTTTCTCCATCTTTCAGTATATCTTCTTACCGCTATTCTACATATTTCATTATCTCTATCATATCCACTTAATCCTTTTATCTCGTTATCTATTTTCTGCAATTCGAGTTCTGTGAACGTTAAAGTTATAAACTTAGAGTTCGCATTAACTCGGATATCCTCTTGCAGTCTTACTTGCCAATTCCTGGCTTTCTGTTTTTTACACTCAATACACTTTCCACACCCTACTGGTACCATCAATACCCGTTTGTCTTTAATAGGGGGGATAACCCCCCCATTTTTTTTATTCTTTAGGTATTTTCTGTTCTGTATCAGCTTTGGATACAAACACATTTATTCTATTATTTTAGTTTTAAATACATTATCACCAAAGTTTTTTACACTTTTACCTTTCATTCCTCCTATACCTTGCATTATATTTTTAGCTACTGTTGATCCATAGAATAATCCTAATAGCATTCTTACTGATTCCATATCTGCTTCATTATTTGTTGGGTCTAATCCTATCTGTGTCATTAAATCTACTATTGATGATCCTGTTACTTTTTTCTCCCTTTTCAATTCATCTAAATCATTTTTCACTTTATTCCATTCGTCCACTGTTTTTAGATTTGTTGTTTCTTGAATTACTTTTACTTCATTCGCAACTTTTAATTTTTCATCTGCATTTAGATTTTTTTCTCTTGCTATACTTTCTGCAATTTCTTGTCCTGCTTTATCTGTATCTATTCCTCCAGTTTTCGTTGCATCTGCATTATCTTTATTTGCTTTTGCTTCTAAGCTTTTTATTTGTGCTCCCATTAATAAATTGCTCATATCCATCACTTTACCTTGCTGACTGCTTCCCATTGAAGCACTTCCACCACCTTGACTTCCTGTAGTTCCACCAGCTCCAGCTCCTTTATACATTAACGCTGGGTTTAACCCTGCATCTTTCATATGTCCAACTTGTGCACCATAATTTGTTTTATTCCACATATCCATTTGCAAGTCATGTCCTTGTCTATTTAATCCTGCTTGATTTTGCATTTGCAAATTCATCAAGTTTCTTTGATTTCTATAATTTCTTCGTTCTGTTTGGTGTCCACCAATCATTCCTAATAATTGGCTTCCAAACCCTGCACCATCACTATTAAATCCACTCATATTTTCTATTTTTTATTTATTAATTATTTTTTTGTTTCGCGCTTTTCAAAGCGATCTTAACCCCTTGATATATAAGAACAGATGCGTACCATCCCTATAAAAAATTAGGGTAAAGCTCCAGGTCTTGTGCCTGAAGCTCTGCCCTTAATTTTCCTACTTCTCCGCTGTACCTTCTGTTGGCTTAGCTCCGCTATCTACTTTATCCACATTTAACTTGATCACTTTGGCTTCGTCTTTTTTCGATATTTTGCCCTTTGCGTCTCGTTTGGCTTGGATACTTCCTTCTACCTTACTCATTGCTTCTGTAGCAATTTCCCATCTATCCGTTCGGATATTATAAGCACTTTTTACTCCTTCTTTACGTTCCGTAAATATTTCAGGCGCTCCATCGCTTATTGGTTCCTTATTACTAACTATTCTCTCTATCTTCCATTCGATAGGCTCACCTTCTACACATTCCACACTATTTAAGCTACTTTTATTCGCTTTTCTATATTTATACATCTTTTTTTATTTATAGGTTAGGTATTACTTTTGCACTCATTTTTCTTCTTGCAGTAATTTTGTTACTTATTTGTACCCAGAAATTCTGACTATCTAACGCTGTTTGTGCAAAAATATTATTATACTTACTTGGATCAACATACGTTGTTAAATCTTCTATTCCTGTTACTCCTTGTTCATATCTTCTATTTAGTGTCATAAACATACTATCTCCACCAACTTCAGTTTCTGCAAAACTTCCTCTACATTGATTTACATTTGTCATATAGTTTATCCAGGCTGGTTGTTTTCCTGCTGTATTATATGTTAAATCTCCGTTTGCATCTGTTGTCGTATCAAACCATGCCATCTGATCAGTAACTAAATCTTGGTATCCAATTGCATCTAATGCAGGTTTATGCAAATCATTCATAGTTTTTAGATTTGTATCCCATTTATTACCCTGACTATAATCTATTCTTGGTGTTAAACTCACTATCCCAATTATGTAACTTGGTTCATCTACTTTAATTTTAATTTTACCACCTTTATTTTTACCTGTTAATCTTCCTCTACCTGCAAGAGTTCCCAATGGTTGTTCTTCTCCTGCAACTTTAGTATCTGACATACTTACCACTTCTTCAAATCCTAATTCTTTTATTAATGATCCGTGATAAATTGGATTTTCACAACTTTTAGCTCTTTCATGTGTATATACTGCATCTAACCAATCGTCATAGCTACCTCCACTTATTGCAATTCTATTTAGCATATTATATACTTTATTTGCTAAGTTTAAACTGTCTATTGTAAACTCATCTCCTGCCGTACTTACTGCTGTTACTTCATTAATTCCGTTACTTCCATCAATCCATTCAGTACTAATCCAATTATTAAATAAATCACTTTGATATGTCTTGATTCCCAGTCCTTCTTGACTATATTTTTTTACTGCTTTATTCCAATCTCCTCCAGAATTTAGTAATCCTAAATTATACGGAGCATCTGATGCTGTATTTATTTCAAATGCTGTTGTATCTCTTACAGCTTCAAGTATATCCATCCTCATATCATCTATATTATCTAACGGAAATTCAGTCAATTGAGGTTCTCCTTCACCTGGATTTTCTGTGTTATTTACATCTCTACCTAATAAGTCCCAATTTTGTGATGCATTTAATCCTATATAATTTGTGTATGTTATTACCCAGTTATTTCCATCATAACTCACTGATGAATCTGTAA